ATCAATCGAATTTTGACGATTTTTTACATCTTGACGACGATATTCTGGAATAGGAATCTCTTCACCAAGAAGAGTTGAATCCGCATAGCGTTGTGAAAATTCTTGATATGTGAAGGATCTATGGCGAAGCACTTGGGCTGCGATTGCACGGGAACACTTGAGTTCCAGTGTCATGTAACTCTGCTCAAATACAGACCAGTGATTGTGCTTGATACAATACTTCAACAATCCAGAAAAATTCTCATTATCTTGATTGTTTGGATTCGACACACGGGCAATATATGCCATGGTCTTTTCGGCATCGGGAGTGATACTTACCAGTTTTGCATTCATTTCTTAAATCCTTTTGATGTTTCTAGTTTAATTCTATCAAGTTCTTCTTCTACCGAACGAATATTTCTTTTCATCTCTATAATTTGTTCTTCGGTATAAAGATGCTCCTGTTTTAGCATTCTTTTCAGGAGTTTTAAAAGTTTAGTTGCTCTATCAGTCATCGTCGTCCTCAAAAACTTCGTCGTAACTTACATAAGGATCGACTTGACTTTCATATTTATATGCGTCAACATCGGACAAAATTTCTGCTTTTAGTGAGTCTACCAATAGTTCTAGGTTTCGAACAATCAATTTAAGTCTTTCTCTGTCCATAAAAAGGTTCTTACTACTCACATTTTAGACAAAAAAAAGGGGGAAGTCAACCCCCCACTCTAAGATCATTTTTGAATTTTACTAAGAAGTAAAACTTCTCCGTAAATTAGACTAATGAATGCTATCATACCCAAAGAACTAAGTCCCAAGAGTTGAAAGATCATTCTTCTCCTCCTACAATTATTACCTGTTTATCATGCTTAATACCACGATAAATTTCACTAAACCAACGCTTTTGTTGGTTTGCGTGTTGCTTTTCACGACGCTCTACGGTGTCGTATGTTACACCACGATAAACTACCTTTGCCATGATTTTACTCCTAAAGAAATGGAAAGTTAACCTTCTCTGCTTACGCAGGATCCGTATTCCCGTTCCTTCAGTCGTTTGCGTCCCAGTTACAAAAATCTCTTACTGTTACAGCGTCCTTAATCGTTTCTACAAGCTCAACCTTTACGGCATCAGGTAGATCCGAATGATCTCTGATAGAAGAAATTAATTCTCTTGCTTCAGAGCAATTTAAGGTTGTATAAAGTAATAATTCAAACATGGGATGAACGATGCTCCGTTCCGCGACTTACTTGCGTCGGGTTTCCCCGATGAACGACAGGTCTATTATAGACCCGATATTCTATATAGTCAAGTGGTTGTATTAACCACTACAAAAAGTTCGGTTTGATACAACTTTTTGTATTACAATTTTTAAAAAATCTTAGAGAGCAAATTTTTACCGGGATTTTTTTCCGCCGATTTTGGGAATCACTTTCGCTTTTTGGTTTCGGGTGCCTTATTGCCCCAGAGTTTTGGATTGACTGTGCCATATCCATACTCGATATTTTTTACTGATAATGCACCATAAGTATCATAGTACATATCAAACAAACTAACCTGACTCTTACAACGAGTCAAATCCATATAAGTTTCTCCATCAACAACATATGTAATCAAATACGCATCATTTGGGAGGGTCTTATCGTTTGCTAACTGGCGTGTTGTTTTTTCTTGCAAAACCTCACATCCATACTTTGGACCTAATGGTTTAATGCTAGGTTGTTCCATAGTTTTTTCTTTTTTCTTTGGCGGATCTGCCAGATTGTTTGCCATCACGAACGACCTCCCCAATGAATATCTGGATATGCTTCAGCTACAACTTCTTTAGTTATACTATACTTATCAGAAAGTTTTTTGTCTTTAATGAGACATACAATTTCTGCTTCAAGAGGATGGAGACCTTCAAGAATATTGATGAACATTGTTTCACGACGAATATTATTCATCGCATCATTTCCACCTTTAATAAAATGATAGAAATTCTTATATTCTCTACGAATTGTAGTACGACCTTGCTTATCACTAGATCCTAATGAAAAAGATCCAGTCTCATACATTTTACGAACTTCTTCAGTAATCTTAGTGCTCAGTGTTCCACTATAGACATTTTGATCATCATATCCAGAATAAGGAACTTCACCTTCTGGAAGCATTGAAATAACACTTTCATCAAAATTCCAAATAAAAATTGATTTTAAAGAAGGATGCTCATATTTTTTTAAAATTTCTACTTTTTTAGCTTTTGATCTTTGCTTTGATGCAAGACTTAGAACTTCAAATGCTAAAGGATTATTTGGAAGATCAGGAATCTTCGTCGTCGTCTTCTTCGATACTGTTGTCATGATAGTTTTCAAAATTAAATGCGATTACTTCATCAGGTATTAAATTCCCTTGGTTGTCAAACATTTCGGGATGAGGTCTTGGCACTTCCCGATAGTTCATCATATATTCTCTTGCTACCCAACCTGTTACAAGTCCCACAACAAGAAATAAAATGGTGAATAATACACCAAAAACTAAACTAAGTGCTAACATCTTCTTCCTCCGGGATACTATCTAATTTTTCCTAAATTTAAAGGAAAATTCGAAATAGATAGTTACTTCCCGATTTAGAAAGCAAACCATCTTTTCGAAAATAACGTGAAATGGTTGAGTGTGCTTTCTTTTACCTCCATTAAGAATGAATTCAACACCACGATTCTTGTGGTTCTTATTTTTATTTATGTTTGTTTTAGAAAACTCTATGTTCTCTGAGGAATTTGATTGCATCAACACATCCTCCTATTTTTTTTTCATCGCAAACAACTTGAGGGAAAGTAGAACCCTCCCCAAATTCAGAATAAAATTGCTCCTTAGTAAATTCTTTATCTAAAGTATAAACAACATGTTTACTTGATGTCAATTCTAAAACTTGCTTAATTTTATAGCAATGATGACAACCTTCTTTAGAATATACTACAAAATTCATTTTCTTTTCAAGATACATTTTTTCTTATTTAGATTTTTTTAATTACAAGATAATTTCCAATTACAAGATAATCCAAGTCGATATTTTCAAAAGTTTTAATTGCATCTTTTGGTGTCTCAACAATTGGTTGACCATTATCATTAAAAGAAGTATTTAAAAGAACGGGGCAATCCGTTTTCTCATTATACTTTTGCAGAAGTAAAGTTACTTCTGGATGTAACTTTTCATTTACAGTTTGAATTCTACAAGAAAAATCTTTATGAGTGATCGCACCAAGTTTCTTTCTTTGATGTGGTTTTACTGTTAGAGAATAAAGCATATATTCATTTGGATAGATATCCACAAAATAATCTTCTTGGTAGTCTTCAAGCATAATTCCTGCAAATGGTCTCCATTCTTCTCTATGCTTAATTCTGGTGTTCAGTGTTTCCTTATTTTCTTTGGGAGTTGGATTCATAAGGATAGATCTGGATCCAAGTGCTCTAGGACCAAATTCTGATCTATTCTGAAACCATCCAACAATCTTATTATCCGCAAGATATTCTGCAGTAATTTGACAAATATCCTCAAAGGTTTCAAATTTCTGATATTCCCACCCATCAAGTGACTCTTCAATCTCTTTATCACTATACGTGCGTCCGAGAAGTGAAATATTATGTGGAAGAGTTACCTTCTCCTTTTCCTTGAACACACCATAACATGCTGCACCAAAGGAAAGACCAGTATCATCTGGAAATGGTGGAATATGAATATTCTCTGCAATATTATTCTTACGAATAACAGAATTTGCAAGAATATTTAAGAAAACACCGCCTGCTAAACAAAGATTATTATCAATGTATCCACCCTCTTTAAGTGATTTCATATAAGCAAGCATACCTTCTTCAAAATTATGCTGCAAAGTTTTTGCTTTATTTTCTGGAGTCATATTTCCAAAAACAAAATCTTGCCCAGGAAAAGAATTAAAAGTAAGAGAAGGAATACCCTCAAAACTCTGACGATAATCTTGTTTAAATTCTTTTACATTACCATATGCAGAAAGACCCATAACCTTTCCACAAAAAGTTTCACGATACTTTGGATCAGTAATATCAATATTCTTTTTAATCATTTCGGTATAGATTTTATATGCCCATACCCAATAATAATTGCCAAAGTTATTCATCTGAGGAATTCCAGGATAATACCTGAAGATTCCCCTTTCCTTATTAAAATATCCAATTGAATGATTTTCAGTTGCAAAAGGATTTCCAGGAGCATCAAAAAGAATTGATCCAGCATTATCCATTGTAATAAATGTTCCTTCATTATAATTTGAAGAAAATACAGAAGAGTATGCATGGCAAAGGTGATGAGAAACTATCTCAACTTTAGCTTTAGGAAAGTATCTTTTAATCTTGGAGTGAAGTGTTTTATTGATATAGTTTTTATAAAAATTAGAATTTGCCATTGATGGAATGACAACTACATCAATATCTTCTTTAGAAAGATCTCCAGCAGAAAGACAATAATCGATAGATTTGCGTGGAAAATTTCCATCATATTTAATTCCACTCAACCTTTCTTCACTAATGCTTGACACATGATTTCCATTTGTGAACAAAGTCACACTAGATCCATGTGTCCAACTTTCATTCATTTGATTTTTTAATTTTGGATTGTCGGAGATTAAAACATTCCAACCAATCGCACCATAAAGACCAATTACATTCATTTGTCAACTGCTTCTACAATTTTATCAAAATCGAAGATCTCTTCATCTTCATCTACATATGGGTATTCTGCTTCAACACCAGTAAAATCAAAATCAAATAGATAACTATTTGGAAGTTTAAAGTTTGCTGGTTTCTCTGCTTGAATATTTGTGTGCATATCCCACCCAAAAACTTTGTGACTAGTTCCATTCCATAGAACAACAGATGGAAGTTTAAGTGCTGTTGCAGCGTGTTGTAAGCAACTATCAATTAAAATTCTTTTACTGCTATGCAAAAGAACACTGACCAGTTCCATGTTACTCATTGGATCTTGAATGACTTCTACGCCGTCTAGAGTCTCACTGGTGGGTTTCTTAACTTGGAAGATATGATAATCATCAGAATAATGATCAACCAATCTCTGAGCCAATGCTACAGGCATGTCTCTTGCCCATAAATATGGTCTCTGCTCACTATACAATCCACCATTAGTTTGAAGAACCATAATAGGTTTGCCGTTTGCACGACCATTCCAAAACTCTTTAGAAATCTTTTTCTGTAAAGGATTGAATTTGATTTCTGGCATCTCTCCTTTATATTCAAGACCATACATTTTACTCCAGCTTTGAACTAGAGGAAGTCTTTTATGAATATGGTCTGTAGTAAAATATGGTTCGTTGTGGAAAATTAAAGAGTCTTGATCTTCAATATAAGTTTGATAGAAATAACTCGTATTTCCTAATTGATAAACTCGATCAATGAACGGTAGATTTGTAAAAATTTCAGGATAAACAGCACATAGAATGAGTTGCCTACTTGGATGATTATTCTTGATGCATTTAGCTACTGCTGTAGCAGCAATATGTTTACCAAATCCACCTTGAACATGAAATATCGAATACTTTTGTTTTGCCATACTAACTCACTATAATTTTATTATCCTTGGTTAGGGGTGCTTTTGGTTTTAGAGAAACAATGTCGGGAGTTCCCCAAAACTCAAGACGTTGTTTGTTTTGTTTATAGAGATCTAAAATTTCTTCTGGAAGAACAGATGATGGATTTTTTGAAGTCTTTCTCAATTCTGAGCGAACTTCGTGCATATCTGCTAAACCATATGTTGAAATATCATCTTCTCTATTTGAATTATGAAGAGAATCAAAATGATGTTCATATGGTTCCTCATCAAGAAACTCATAAACCTTTGACATTGTTTCTTCAGGTCTTTCTACAAGATCATTATAATCTATGAAGTGCATTTTGTCACGCATACCTTGAACGAATCCTTCCATGATAGCATTTAAAGATTCATAAACAATACCACCACCATTCAAAAGATACATACAACGATTATAATCATTAATTGGTGTATTTGTTTTTACAAGTTGTTCATCAACGAAATTGATTCTTGGTTGACCCTCTCGAAAAGGATTGCGATGAACCATTGAAAGAATAGATGCAAGGATTTCATCTATTTGACGAACTGGAACAAGAATCTTTGCTTGTTGACCAATGTAGTTCTCAATATACGGAACTCTAGCAGTCCATGCACGATTTTTGTCAAATACAACTGATTTTTTTATATCACTGTAAAAATGATATGGAATGCTGCCTATAATTTCTCTTACTTGATCTGGTTTTGGATAACCATGATACAACTCATTGCTTGTGAAATTTTCCTCCACAGCATACATTGCACCAAGAACAGGGCTTGATGGTCCCGAATAAAAATTTGGATTTTGATTTAAAATAGACGAAAGCAAAGTACTTCCAGATCTAGGAAGACCAGCCATAAAATAAAATTTCTTATTCATTAATAATATATTTTTTTTTATTTATTATACATCTGCAGTGTTAGTGCTTGGATAAGATCTCCCTGCCCCCCAAATAATTCTTACAGCACCTTGACCTCCAACACCACCTGCACGATTTGTATCATCTTCAGCTCCACCGCCACCTCCACCGTAACCACCACCATTTCCACCAGATGCTCCACTGCTTCCACCAGATCCACCAGTTCCGGGATTACCAGTGTTGCCACCATTACCATTTATTCCTTGACCATTTAGACCTACACCGCCTCCACCATTATTTTGCGTTCCACCACCTGATTGTCCGCCTCCGCCTCCGCCTCCGCCACCAGTACCAGCATTGCCACGACCGCCGTTACCAGTTCCTGCATTACCTCCATTACCAGAATATCCAGCAGCACCACCGCCACCGCCACCGCCATTATTATTTTGTGAAGAACCACCAAGACCACCAGAACCACCACCATCTCTTTCAGTTCCAGAACCACTTCCTCCACTTCCTCCACTTGAAGCATTAGTTCCACCATTACCACCATTTGCTCTCAATAGTGATGTTGCCCCTCTAGCAATCTGACTAAATCCACCTTGCCCTCCAGCACCAGTGCCACTTCCACCATTTCCACGTAAACCAACGGTAATAGTTAAAGTTTCTCCCGGTGTAACAGTAAAAGTTCCATATGCAAGACCTCCACCACCTCCACCAGCTCCTGACCAAGCACTAGTTCCAGGAGATCCACTAGCACCTCCACCAGCACCAATTACAACAGCAGAAACTGAATTGACACCAGATGGAACTGACCAATTAAATGTTCCATTTGTTTGAAATGATTGTTGACCCTCAGGAATGATTTGAATTGGAGTTACATTAAGATTTGAACTTACTCCACCACCAAAACCATTGAGACCTAAAATTGGAGACATAGTATTATGAGAAGTTGGTTAAATTAGCAAGAACTGTATAAACACCACTTGCAGTTTTAATTATTGTATAAGTGTATATATCTCTACCACTAGCACCTCCAGTAGAAGGAGCACTTCCACCATTCCAATATTCTGTTTGACTAGATCCATCTATAGTAAGTTGTGCAGAATATCCAGCAGAAGCAGCAGTTGTAATTAAACTTACAGTGATTGCTTCACCAACTCCCATCACACTATTCAATGAAGTGCTAGAGTTATATCTAATATTTGGCGTAGATGTTGTATTTTCTGCCACTGTAAATAAATGAACCATTCCATCTTCAAGATTAATATTTGTGCTACTACTTAAACGATTAGATACAACATTTACTTTTTCTCTTAATCCACCATCTAAAAATACGCTACCAACAACATGAAGTTTTGCAGTAGGATTAGCAACACCAACACCAAGATAATCAGAAGCAATCGTAGGAACAATTGTTGTTGTTCCGCTCGCATCAACATTAATTTTTGCAATACCTGAAATATCATTAACGGAAAATATAGATCCACTCGAAAGATTATTATTAACAGAGAAAACTTGACCTGAATTTCCCTCCACACTCAGAGTTCCGTTATTTGTCGTATATGATTTAATTGTAAGTCTATTTGATGCTGATGCGCTTGTTGGAGAAATTATAGCACAACAAGCAACATGCAATTTAGCTGCAGGAGATGTGATTCCACCAACTCCAAGATTGAATGAACTGTCGCCTGAAAGCCAATAATTTGTTCCTTGACCAACGACAAATTGACAACTGGCAGTTGTGCTTGGAAAATCAATATCAGCTCCAATTGCAACATTAGAATTTCCTGATGTTAAATTACAACCAGCAGATACTCCCAAAAATGTATTGCAACATCCAGTTAAATTGCAACGACCAGCGTTAAATCCAAGAGCAGAATTGTAATCGCCACCTGTTGTGCAATATAAACTGCTATCTCCTACAGCACTATTATTATTTCCGCTGGTTTGAAATCGTAAAGACTCTTTACCAACGGCGACATTATCATTACCTGCACCATTACAATATCCAGAATTTACTCCAAGGAAAACATTACAACACCCACTTGTGTTATATCTACCTGCATTAATACCTAGAAAAGAGTTATTATTTCCTGTTGTTCTTTCTCCAGCATATCTACCAAGAAAAGAATTTCCACTAGCAGTAGTTAAACGATGACCAGAACATCTTCCAATTGCAACATTATAACAACCACTTGTTATACAATATCCAGATATCTCACCTAAGAATATATTATAATCACCACCAGAACCAAATGATCCACCACCACCAGCATTACATCCTATCGCAATATTAAGACATGCAGTTCCAGAAGAAGCATTATAACTTCCACCAGCTCCTGTTCCGCCAAATAAATTTCCATCAGCATCTTGCGAAAATCCAGCAGAAACTCCTGTAAGACCAGATCCATCACCACTAAAACACGTTGCAGTTAATGTTCCAGTACTAGGTTGAAATGTTAGTTTAGTATTAGAAACCTTTACGCCATCATTACCAGTTGTTGCATCTCCAATATGAACATAATGTGTAGAAGTTGATGAAGTATCATTAGTAATTGCAACGTTCGCTGCATTTGTAGCATCTGTAGCAGAAGCAACACTTCCCGAAGATGTCACATAAGCATTGGAATCAACACTTCCGTCTGCTTTCAAAAATTGAGAACTAGTTCCAGAAGATTTTACAATTGAAGATGCTGTTATAATCCCAACATTATTTAAGTTGCGATCATCACTAATTACAGTTGTTCCTGCTACCTTGATTGCCATCTACCGTCCTCGTATACACTGGGTAGTTTTTAGTATTTAGACAATCAGTTTAATTTGGAAAGTTGATCTCTCAGTTCATTAATTTGAGATTGTTGATCTTTAACAACTTCAATCAGAAGACCGATTAAACCATTATAATTAACAGTTTTTGGATCAGTATCATTTACAATTTCTGGAATAATTTCTTGAACTTCATCTGCAATAACGCCCATCGCTGGTTTGGAATTTTCTAACCAATTAAAAGATACACCACGAAGTTGATTTATCTTCAAAATTGGATCACTAATAGTTGCAATATTTGTCTTTAGATTTCGATCCGACGTTGTATTGAAATCAGTTGCAGTAACTTCACCAATGACTTGAAGTTTTGTTGTAGGTAAGGCAGTTCCAATACCAACATTAAATGAAGAATCTCCTTCAATCCAAGAAGTTCCCCCAGCACCAACAACTAGTTGATGATCTCCAGTTTTAGACCAGGCTTGCTTCATCTGGTCTCCAATAATTACATTACCAGATCCACTGGTATGATCTTTTCCTGCACATGAACCCAGGAATGTATTTCGACTTCCCGTTGTTAAAAGACCAGCATCAAATCCAAGGAAAGTATTGCAACACCCATCTTGATTCGTATATCCAGCACATCTGCCAATTGCAATATTGTAATTTCCTTCATCAATCTGTCTTCCAGAATTATTTCCAAGGAAGATATTATTAGATCCCGCCCATCCACTTGAAGTTCCACATCCAGACAACGTCCCAAGAGCAATATTATGATCACCCGTGCAAATGTTGCATCCAGCCTGTTTTCCAACGAAAATATTACAATTACCGTTGTTTATTGAATTTGCACTACCTGCTCCAGCACAATCACCAATGAAAACATTTGATACAGAAACGAAATTATTAGATCCAGTTAACGTTCCGAGGAATATATTATTAGTTCCGGTGTTAGTAGAGCATCCAGTATCTCCACGACCAGCACAAGCACCTATGTAAATTGATCCGCAAGTATTACTTACGCAATCACCACCTACACAAGTTCCCATGAAAATAGAATCGCTATTACAGAAACTGCATATCGCGGCGCCATTACCTATAGCAATGCTATTGGATGATGCTTGAACACAACACATACTTTGATATCCAATAGCAACGGAACAACTTGATGTTCCATTGAAACATCTCATTGCATTGCATCCAATCGCAACATCAAATGATCCAGAAGTTCCAGATTGATGATTTCCTTGCCCTAAGAAAACACTTCCACATGTATTATCAAGATGTATTTTTCCGATAACACTTAGTTTTTCTTGCGGAGCAGTGGAATTAATACCAACATTGTAATCACAATTACCATTAATCCAAGCAGTGGATCCACTACCAACGAGAAGTTGATTACTTCCATTTAAAATTGGGAAATTAAGTGATCCACCATTATTACCTAGATATACATTATTACTTCCAGTGCAATTTAAACATCCTGCACCACAACCCAAGAAAACATTAGAATTACCACTGGTATTACGTAAACCAGATTGTCTACCTAAAAATGTATTAAAACAAGCATCAACAGATAGACATCCAGAATCATCACCAACGAAAGTATTTGAAGATCCATTATTGATATTTGTACCAGATCTTGATCCTAGCATTACATTCCTGGATCCATCATTAATGCCTTGACCTGCTGCCGCACCAATAAGAACATTTATTTGAGATGCATTGGAGCATTCACCTGCTTGAGTTCCTAAGAAAACATTATTTCCGAAAGCAGTATGATTATATCCAGATTTACATCCAATAAAAACGTTGGAATCTCCAGTTGTTAAATTATGACCTGCGCAATTTCCTAAAACAATATTACTTGCACCAGAAGTAATTGAATATGCTGCACAATTTCCAAGGAATATATTATAAGATCCTGTTGAATCTACAGAACCATATCCTGCACAGAATCCTAAAGAAATATTATTATTTCCAGTAGTTACTCTATAACCAGATTGATGCCCAGAGAATACGTTATAACATCCATCAGTATTACAGAATCCACTATATCTTCCTAAAAATACGTTACTATCACCTTCATTTAAATTATATGCGGCAGAATATCCAATTGCAACGTTAAATCTTCCTTGATTTACTGCAGGATCATATCCACCACCGGAATTTGAACCTGCAAATAAATTGAAATCAGAATCTTCTTTGAATCCCAATCCAGTCAGATATTGACCATCACCATAATAAGTTACAATACCTGATGCTGCAGTAATAATACCAGAAGAAACTTCAACTGTTCCTAAAGTAGAAACTCCAGAAACAGAAAGTTGTGTAACAGAAGCAATTCCACCAATAACATCTGTAGTTGTAGAAGCAGAACTTACTGAGAAAGTGGCAGAATTTACCCATGTTGGAGAACTTCCAGATCCATTACTTTGAAGAAGATACCCGCTCGTTCCGTTTGTTAACGTAGAAGTAGCATTATTTCCTGTTTGTAGTACTAACTCATTTGTAGCATTAATACTTAAATCTGTTGCTAATCCAGCATTTGTTGCTGTTGCAGCATTTCCAGATGTATCTTGATTACCAGAAGTATTAACACCAGGAAGATCAATGTCTCCTGTTCCGTCAAATGATACTCCACCAATATTTCTAGCAGTTTCTAAAGCCGTTGCTGTTGCAGCATTTCCAGATGTATCTTGATTACCAGAAGTATTAACACCAGGAAGATCAATATCAGCAGTTCCGTCAAATGATACTCCACCAATATTTCTAGCAGTTGCTAGTGAAGTTGCAGTTCCTGCATTTCCATCAAAAGTAGTAGCAGTAATTACTCCTGCACTAAAATTACCACCAGAGTCACGAACAACTATTTTATCTCCTGTATTGGCAGAAGTTGCATCAACACCAATTGTTATCGCAGCAGATCCATTATATGTTGTTCCAGAACTATAAGTAACATAATTTCCCTTTGTTAAACTATTACTTACTGCATTTGCTGTTCCAGTAAATGTAGTTCCATCAAATGTAGTTCCCGTAAAAGTAGTTCCATTAAAACTTGTTGCAGAAATATTTGTATCTGACATTGTAATGCCAGAACCAACTGCCAACCTTACTCCACTTTGGAATTCAGTAGTTCCAACACCAAGAGCATAGTTAATTAAAAATGCATCAGTTCCTAATCCACTAAATGCTCCAGCTCGATACCATTGTATCTTTTTATATGTTACTGGAAGAGTTTCAATTCCAGCAATAACTAAATCAACTAAAGGTGTTCCTTCTGTAGAAGCAATGGCAATACCACCACTATTAGCAGTAATATCTGTAGACGCATCATCACCATCAATATTTGTCGTATATCCGACAATAACATCTGGGTTTGTAGTTCTCAGAATTGTTTCGGTGACAAAAGCAGTTGTTCCACCAAGAGTAATATTTCCAGATACATTCAAATTTGAATTGACCTGCAAATCTCCAGCAATTGTCGGATTTCCAGGTATTGATGTATTATTGGCTAGTGAAATTGTTGGTGTTGAACCTTCTCCAGTTCCACCAGTTACATCAATTTGACCAGCAGTTCCTGTAATAGAATCGACATAATCACCAGTCGTATCCGATCCTAAACCAACTTGTGCAATAATTGTTGCACCAATTCCTGAAGAACTTGCAATTAATCCACTTCCAAAATTAACAATTGAAACGCTATCCGCTGTTCCAACAGTAGATCCATCTTCTTGGATTGTAATACCACCAAAAGATCCAGAAGCAGCACTTACATCACTCCATATTGGAGCAGATCCACTCCAAAGAATAATTTGACCAGTTGATGCTGAGCTAGCGTCTAAAAATGTTGTTGTATCTGCAGCAGATTGATATGGTATATCTCCAGTATCTCCTCCTTTTATATTTGTCGAAATACCTGCATCAGTTGCAAATCCTGCAAAAGAAGCATAAGTAGAGAATCCAGCTGTTGTTGCAAAAGCTGCTGCTTCTGCTGCTTTTGCATCAATGATATCAATAATATTTTCACCGTTTGCATAAATTGCAGTAGCACTTAAAATACCAGTAGAACCAAAAAATAAAATTGACGTTCCAATTCCAACAGTATACTGAGTCTCAGAAACTAGGGTATTAATTCCTATAAAGTTACTGTCTTCATCAAAGTTTAAAACCGACCCAAATTGAGAGAGCTCTCTGTTGTTAGTCATCGCTTAAAATATCGTACTTTTTTGGTTATCTATAAAGATATTTATGTGAAAGGTATTATCCATATTGAAGATCAATTGCATCATAAAGAGTGTAAACCTGTGGAGTATCATAAATGTATGCTGATCCTTGATTATTAAAACCAATATTATCAAGACGAGCACCAACAACGATCTTACCGGATCCTGCTGCGACTGAGTATCCAAAATTATCACCAGAAGCACCATTAGAGGCAGTAATAATTTCTAGTTGATTGCCATCTAGATCATAAATGTATGCTGCTCCTTTATTGGAATTAACATCCCCACTACAACCAACAACGATCCTACCGGATCCTACTGCGACTGGCCATCCAAATTTATCATCAGCAGAACCATCAGAAGCAGTTATTTTAACTTCATTGGTTCCATCTAGATTATAAATGTATGCTGAACCAGAATCACTACCATTATCATTATCAAAAGGAGCACCAACAACGATCCTACCGGATCCTACTGCGACTGATCTTCCAAATTGATCACCAGCAAAATTATCAGAAGCAGTTATTTTAACTTCATTGGTTCCATCTAGATCATAAATGTATGCTGATCCAGAGGCACTACCATTATCATCATCACCATAAGAACCAACAACAATTTTACCGGATCCTACTGCGACTGAAAATCCAAAAAAATCACTAGCAGCACCATCAGATGCTCTGATTTTAACTTCATTGGTTCCATCTAGATCATAAATGTATGCTGATCCAGAGGCATTACCATTATCATCATCAAAAAATGCACCAACAACAATTTTACCGGATCCTACTGCGACTGACCATCCAAAATAATCACCAGCAGTACCATCAGAGGCAGTAATAATTCCTAATTGGTTACCATTTAGGTCAAAGATGTATGCTGATCCAGTTAAATTACCATTATAATCATCACCATAAGCACCAACAACAATCCTACCGGATCCTACTGCGACTGACCATCCAAAATTATCACCACCAGCACCATCAGAAGCAAGTATTTTTTTATTCTCAGTAGTTCCAATACCAGCATTGATATTATAAATGTATGCTGATCCAGAACCAGCACCATTATCATCATCAGCATAAGCACCAACAACGATCCTACCGGATCCTACTGCAACTGAGTTTCCAAAATAATCATCATCAGCAGCATCAGATGCTTTAATTTTAAACTCATTTGATGGAATAGTAGTTACATCACCACTTTCCCACATATAAGGAACACCATTATCAGTATATGCTGCTCTGATAGCAGTTCCTACACCAACTTTGAAAGTCATTTATTATCTCCCATCTAGTTGATCTAAAAAATGTGTTTGTTTTGGAGTATCATAAATGTAAGCTGATCCTTGAGTATTAACTGCAACATCTCTAGAACCAACAACAATTTTACCGGATCCTACTGCGACTGATTGTCCAAAATAATCACTAGCAGCACCATTAGAAGCAGTAATAATTCCTAGTTGATTGCCATCAAGATCAAAGATGTATGCTGATCCTTGATTATTATTAGAACCAATATCATCATAACGAGCACCAACAACGATTCTACCGTTTCCTACTGCAACTGAGATTCCAAAATTATCACCAGGATTACCATCAGAAGCAGTAATAATTCCTAATTGATTACCATTTAGGTCAAAGATGTATGCTGATCCCTGATTACCATTAGAACCAACATCATGACTATAAGCACCAACAACGATCCTACCACATCCCACTGCGACTGAGTTTCCAAAAAGATCTGTAGCACTACCATCAGAAGCAGTAATAATTCCTAATTGGTTACCATTTAGGTCAAAGATGTATGCTGATCCTTGAGCAACATTAGAACCAACATCATCAGCAATAGCACCAACAACGATCCTACCGGATCCTACTGCAACTGAGAATCCAAAAAAATCACCAGCAGCACCATCAGAAGCAGTAATAATTCCTAGTTGATTACCATTAAGGTCAAAGATGTATGCTGATCCTTGAGCATTATTAGAACCAACATCATCAGAAGGAGCTCCAACAACGATCCTACCGGATCCTACTGCAACTGAGTATCCAAATTCACCACCAGCAGCAACATCAGAAGCAGTAATAATTCCTAGTTGATTGCCATTAAGATCAAAGATGTATGCTGATCCTTGATTATTATTTTGAGAAGCACCAACAACGATCCTACCGGATCCTGCTGCAACTGAGTCTCCAAAATGATCATTAGCAGCACCATCAGAAGCAAGTATTTTTTTATTCTCAGTAGTTCCAATACCAGCATTGATATCATAAATGTATGCTGATCCTTGATCAGCATTAGAACCAACAACATCATTACGAGCACCAACAACGATCTTACCGGATCCTACTGCAACTGAGGCTCCAAAATCATCCCCAGCAGCACCATCAGAAGCAGTTATAATGCCAACCTCAGAAGAATAGATATTCGTACTAAACCCAGTTGTTCCTATAAAAAAAGAATTGTTATCAACGATAATACTATTATTCGTTTTAAATGCAAAAGACATACTTCACATTTTTCTAGTATTTATAGGTTTCCAAGATCTCATCAAAATATGAACTTTGATCTTGTGGTAAATTAAAAATGTATGCTGATCCAGATTCATTACCATTGTCATCATCACGAGAAGCACCAACAACGATCCTACCAGATCCTGCTGCAACTGAGTATCCAAACCAGTCAACAGCAGCACCATCAGAAGCAGTTATTTTAACTTCATTGGTTCCATCTAGATCATAAATGTATGCTGATCCAGATGCACCACCATTATCATCATCAGCATAAGCACCAACAACGATCTTACTGGATCCTACTGCAACTGATCTTCCAAAATTATCATTAGCAGCACCATCAGAAGCAGTAATAATTCCTAATTGATTACCATTTAGGTCAAAGATGTATGCTGATCCTTGATTATTATTAGATCCAATATCATTAAAAGGAGAGCTAACAACGATCCTACCGCTTCCTAATGCAACTGAGAATCCAAATTGATCATCAGCAGCACCATCAGAAGCAGTAATAATTCCTAATTGATTACCATTTAGGTCAAAGATGTATGCTGATCCTTGATTATTATTAGAACCAACCTCATGAAAAGGAGCACCAACAACAATTCTTCCATTTCCTACTGCAACTGAATATCCAAAAGAATCACCATTAGCACCATCAGAAGCAGTAATAATTCCTAATTGATTACCATCAAGATCAAAGACGTATGCCGATCCCTGATTAACATTAGAACCAACATCATCAAGATAAGCACCAACAACGATCCTACCACATCCTACTGCAACTGACGATCCAAAACGATCATCAGCAGCACCATTAGAAGCAGTAATAATTCCTAATTGATTGCCATCAAGGTCAAAGATGTATGCTGATCCTTGATTAAGATTAGAACCAATATCATCATTACGAGCACCAATAACGATTCTACCGTTTCCTACTGCGACTGAGAATCCAAATTGATCATCAGCAGCACCATCAGAAGCAGTAATAATTCCTAATTGGTTACCATTAAGATCAAAGATGTATGCTGATCCTTGATCAGCATTAGAACCAACATTATGACCATAAGCACCAGCAACGATCCTACCGGATCCTACTGCGACTGAGTATCCAAAAAAATCATTAGCAGCACCATCAGAAGCAAGTATTTTTTTATTCTCAGTAGTTCCAACTCCAACTCTAGAAAAAGACTCATGAACATAAGTTCCATAATCAATAACAGTTGTAACTCCAACTTTAAAAGTCATTTTTTCAACCTCTCAGTTCGTTAACTTGATTTTGCAGATCCTTGATTGCTTCAACCAACAATCCAACCAAATTTCCATAAGATACTGATTTTGTTCCATCACTTGCAGTATTTACAACTTCTGGAATGATTTGTTCAACGTCTTGTGCAACCAATCCAATTGATGGTTTATCATTATCTACCCAATCAAATCTAACACCTTCAAGTTGCTTCACAAGTTCGGATGCATTTTCAATTGGTCTAATGTTCTTCTTCTTACTTCTATCAGAAGTTGATGTTACAGAAAGAGCAGAAAGATTTCCTGGCATTGTAACATCATAAGAACTATCACCAGTAATCCAATTAGTGGATCCAGCACCAATTGCTAATTGATTACTTCCATTTATAATAGGAAGATTTCTTGCACCAATAACAACGTTTAAATTTCCAGTGCAATTGTCCTCTCCTGCATTTCGACCAATGAAGATATTACCACATCCAGTGGTGTTGTTGCATCCTGCTTGATAACCAAAGAAGTTATTATAACATCCAGAGGTGTTGCATAATCCTGCAAAATATCCAATGAAGTTATTATAATCTCCATTATTGTAGAATCCTGCTTTATTACCAAAGAAGTTATTAGCATTTCCCAAGCAGCTCTTGTATCCTGCACACGCACCAAAGAAGTTATTACAAGATCCAGTGGTGGTGAATCTTCCTGCTCCATCACCAATAAAGTTATTTTTATCTCCAGTGGTGTTGCAGTATCCTGCAGAAAAACCAATGAAGTTATTATAACATCCAGTAGTGTTGCTGTATCCTGCGTCTCGACCTAAAAAGTTATTATAACATCCAGTGGTGTTGTTTCTTCCTGCACAACTACCAATGAAGTTATTATAACATCCAGTAGTGTTGTCGCATCCTGCACGATTACCAAAGAAGTTATTACAAGATCCAGTGGTGTTGCATAGACCTGCAGAAGAACCAATGAAGTTATTATTATCTCCGGTATTGCAGTATCCTGCACTATTACCAAAGAAGTTATTATAATTTCCATCAGTGTTGCAGTATCCTGCAAATAAACCAAGGAAGTTATTATGGGATCCAGTGGTGTTTATACTTCCTGCTCGACAACCAATGAAGGTATTATGACATCCAGTTCTGTTCTCATATCCTGCACAGAAACCTAAGAAGTTATTATGGGATCCAGTGGTGTTAGAGAATCCTGATAGATAGCCAATGAAGTTATTACAAGATCCAGTGGTGTTGCAATATCCTGCAAATAAACCAAAGAAGTTATTATAAGATCCACTTTCGTTATTTGTTCCTGCTTGATTACCTAAGAAGTTATTATAACCTCCAGTGATATTGGAGGATCCTGCATAGTCACCTAAGAAGTTATTATTACCTCCAATGGTGTTGCATCTTCCTGCATTTCGACCTAAGAAGTTATTATAATTTCCAGTGGTGTTGGAGTATCCTGCACATCGACCAATAAAGATATTATGATATGCAGTGGTAATATTTGCACCAGAACTCTTACCTATCGCTACGTTATTGGATCCAGTAGTGTAATCAGATCTACTGGAGCTTCTACCAGCGTTTTCACCTAAGTAAATATTGTTGTCACCTCGGTTCCAGTATCCTGCTTCATTACCAATGGCGATTGAGTTGCTATTGGTTTGGTTACAGTATCCTGCTTGATTACCAAAGAAGTTATTATAACATCCACTGATATTAAATCTTCCTGCATTATCACCAAAGAAGTTATTATAACATCCAGTGGTGTTGCAGTATCCTGCACATGATCCAATGAAGGTATTACAACCTCCAGAGGTGTTGTTGTATCCTGTTTGATTACCAAAGAAGTTATTATCACTTCCAGTGGTGTTGGATCTTCCTGCATTTCGACCAAAGAAGTTATTATAACATCCAGTGGTGTTGGAGAATCCTGCTAGTTGACCAAAGAAGTTATTATTACTTCCAGTGTCATTGTTTTGTCCTGCTTGGTTTCCAATGAAGTTATTATTACATCCAATACTGTTGCAGAATCCTGCTTGACTACCAAAGAAGTTATTATTACTTCCACTGTCGTTGGTTTTTCCTGCATTAGTTCCAAAGAAGTTATTATTACATCCAGTGTCGTTGCTTCCTCCTGCACATAGACCTATGAAGTTATTAAGAGATCCAGTGGTGTTGCATTTTCCTGCACCACAACCAATGAAGTTATTATAACATCCACTGGTGTTATAGTATCCTGCACATTGACCAATGAAGGTATTACAACCTCCAGTAGTAATATTTGCACCAGAACTCTTACCTATTGCTACGTTATCAGTTCCAGTAGTGTTAGCAGTTCTAGTTAAGCTCCTACCAGCGTTTTCACCTAAGTAAATATTATTGTCACCTCGGTTCCAGAATCCTGCTTGACAACCAATGGCGATTGAGTTGCTATTGGTTTCGTTGCAGTATGCTGCACATTGACCAATGAAGTTATTATTACTTCCAGTGGTGTTATTGCATCCTGCTCTATGACCTAAGAAGGTATTAAAACTTCCAGTAGTGTTGAATTTTCCTACTTGAGAACCAATGAAGTTATTTTGACTTCCAGTGGTGTTGCAGTATCCTGCATTAGCACCAATGAAGTTATTTGAACCTCCAGTGGTGTTGCAGTATCCTGCTCTTTGACCTATGAAGTTATTAAAACCTCCAGTGGTGTTGCCAAATCCTGCTTCACCACCAATGAAGGTATTATAATCTCCAGTGGTGTTGCGAAATCCTGCACAACGACCAAAGAAATTATTAGAACATCCAGTGGTGTTGCAGTATCCTGCATATAAACCAATGAAGTTATTAACAATTCCAGTAGTAATATTTGCACCAGAACTCTTACCTATTGCTACGTTATTGGATCCAGTAGTGCAAGCAGATCTACTGGAGCTTTTACCGGCGCATTCACCTAAGTAAATATTATTGTCGCCTTGGTTCCAAAATCCTGCTTCCTTACCAATAGCGATTGAGTGACTATTAGTTTGGTTGAGATTTCCTGCTTGATTACCAATGAAGGTATTATGACATCCAGTGGTGTTGGAGCATCCTGCTTGATTACCAATGAAGTTATTATTACCTCCAATGGTGTTGCATCTTCCTGCTCTTTGACCAATGAAGTTATTCAAAGATCCAGTGCTGTTGTCGCATCCTGCATAACGACCAATGAAGTTATTATAACATCCAGTGGAATTGGAGCGTCCTGCTTGATTACCAATGAAGTTATTATCAAATCCAGTGGTGTTGCTGACTCCTGCATAACGCCCAAGGAAGTTATTATAACACCCAGTGGTGTTGCATAGACCTGCGTAAGAACCAAAGAAGTTATTATGATTTCCACTATCGTTGCAGCACCCTGCCAGTGTTCCAAAGAAGTTATTATAACTTCCAGTAATGTTATTGTGTCCAGCACTTTTACCAAAGAAATTATTATAAGCTCCAGAGGTGTTGCGAAATCCTGCACTTTCACCAATCGCTATGTTATGAGTTCCAGTAACCCCACCAGATCCTCCATAAAGTGCTAAAGCACCAATTGCAACATTATGATCAGTTTTATTACAAAATCCTGCTTCTTTACCAAGTAAAACATTACAATCACCACCACAACAAATACCTGCTAAGTATCCAATAGCTACATTATGGCAAGAAGATGATTGTAAAAGTGCTCCCGCCTGCTTACCAAATAAAATATTATAACTGCCACAATTTGCACAACCAGCAAGAGAACCTAACATTACATTCTCTTGTCCGCGAGAATCGCTACCAGCAAGACATCCAATCATAACAGATTTGCATGTGCAAGCAGTAATTCCTGCACAGAAACCAATTATAGTAGATTCTTTTGCACAACCTAAATTGCTACCAGCAAGATAACCAATAACTGTTGAGTAGCTAACACATCCATTCGAAGCATTAGGATTCGAAACTGCAGAATAACCAATTATAGTATTTGCATCATTGCCTAATTTATTTGCTAAGCAGAATCCAGATTCATATCCAATAGTAATATTTCCTACATTGCAAGTATTTGTAGCAAGAGCACATTCTCCTATAGCAACATTTCTTTCCCCAGAAGTATTAGAAAATCCAGCACACCTACCGAGAAAAATATTATCAAAACTATCTGAAAGATTAAATCCAGCCTTACAACCTATGGCAATATTACTATAAAAACTATTGTTACCTATGTTGGAATCACCATAACCAGCACATTGACCCATAAAAATATTATAACAAGAAGCTCCTAAATTGCGACCTGCTTGATCACCAAATATATTATTATATTTGGAGTTAGTTCCACTATATCCAGCAGCATTTCCAAAGAAGTTATTATAATGTCCGCATCTAGCATAAGCACCCGCTTCACATCCTATCCAGTTATTATTACAAGCAATACATGATTTATGACCAGCCCCATATCCAAGAAAGTTATTAAAGTTTCCACCAGTTGTGCTATTGAGACCATGATCTCTTCCTGCAATATAACCAAGGAATGTATTATAACAACCATAACAATCATTACATCCAGACTGTTGACCCACATAGATGTTGAAGTCTGAGCATGTAGTTTGTCTTCCAGACTCGTTTCCCAAAAATATATTACAAGCCCCATAGTTAGCATCACCACCAGTAGCATTACCAATAAAAATTGAACCTCTTTGACAAAGGGATTCTGATCCAGCGTAACACCCTATAAAAGTGCTTTCACTAACTTTACAAGCATTACGTCCTGCTTTATAACCAATAAAGTAACCATTATTAGTGCAACATTGTGTATTACATCCTGCATCACATCCAATAAAAATACTTAAAGTATTAGTTCCATGGTTTTCACCAGCATGTCCACCTAAGAAAACATTTGCTCCTCCATTAGCAGGACATGCTTGACAACCAGCTTTATATCCAATAGCAACATTACTATCAGTATGGCTCAGTCTACCAGCACAAACACCAATATATACATTACAATTTCCACTCTCAATACTACTACACCTTAAACAGTATCCAGCTTCTGCACCAATAGCAATATTCTGGAAATCAGAGCCATTTTCTGTATAATATCCAGCACATCTTCCAACAAAAATATTATCAGTTCCAATTCCACTACTCTCTCCATTCCCAAGGAATCCAGACTTAGATCCTAAGAATATATTATTATCCCCAGTAGCATTTGGAGTGATACAATAGTTTGCAGAATATCCAATTGAAACATTGCAACAAGCACTACCAGATGCAGCGCTATAAGTTCCTCCAGCACCAGTTCCTGCTTGCAAATTCTCATCATCATCTAAAGTAAATACTGCAGCAGCAACACCTGTTAAGAAACTTCCATCACCATAATAAGTTACAACACCAGATGTTGCAGTAATAATACCAGAAGAAACTTGAACTGTTCCTAAAGTTGAGGCTCCAGAAACATTAATTTGCTGCGCTGTTAAATCTGTAGCAGTAGTAACTCCTAAAGTAGAAATTCCAGAAACACTTAAATTACTACCAATATCAACACTTTCGCTAATATCAACATCACCATCAACATCCAATTTTGCTGTTGGGTTTGTAGTTCCAATACCAACACTAAGATCAGATGTTATTACTAAAACATCACCATTCGAATTAACACCTAAAGTATTTGCAGTTCCAATTTGAATATATTGTAAGGGATTTGTAGTTCCAATCCCAATATTATTTACTCCTTCAGTAAACGTTACATCATCATTAAATGTTGATAAACCAGTAACATTTAAACTATTTAAAGCTCCATCAGAAAAAGAAACATCACCTACAGTTAAATCACCATCAATTTTTACATTTCCAACAATATCAACCGTAGATGTTGGAGAAACACTATTAATACCAATATTACCACCACTTTCTGCAAGTAATACAGTGCCACCTACGCCAATTTCTAGACCGCGCTTTACTCTAAAATTCTGATCAGCCAAGGTTCACTATCCCCTATGCTAGTTTACTTTTTTATATTTATGGGAAAAGTTTATTAGCAGTGAAATTGACCACATAATTTGTTGTTGTAGCTGCTCCAGCAGTTGCTACGATACGAATATATCCTCCAGCAACATCGACATTAAATGATGCTACAGAAGAATTATTATAAACAGTACCATATTCGGAAACATATGCTGCTGTTCCATCAGAAACAGCAAGTAACTTAGTGAAATGATAGTTTGTTCCTTCAGTTGCCTGAACAGAATACTCAACTGTTCGATAAACAGTGGCATCCAAATCATCATACAATGCAGTTGGATTAGTATCAGTTGTAATTCCAGTAATGGTATTGGAATACGTCATTGTATTCGCAAAACCAGTGTTTGATGTAATGATTCCAGAAATTATTACATTATCAGGTAATCCAATTGTAATTGTTTCATTTAGCGCCGATGTTTCAATCTCATTTGCTGTTCCAGAAATAGTTAATGTTTCTGTATCAAGAATAACATTTCCAGATCCACTATCAGCAGAAATACTTAAATCAGTAGCATCTACATATGCTTTAATTGATTGTTGAGTAGCAAGAGAAGTATCACTATTAGAAGTAAGATCATCTTCATCTAAGATTGTTGTTACTCCTACTCCAGATCCTACAATAATAGAAGTTACACCAACAACTCCCAGTGTTGTAATTCCAGCAACAAATAGATTTCCAGTAGATGCATCTATATTAAAAGTTGCTGCAGATCCAACTATGACTTGATCCGTTACTGTCAAAATACCAACTACAGCACCATTACCAGCTAGATCACCACTTAATGAACCAGAAATGTTAATATTATAAGTTCCAGAAAGTCTATCTGTTCCAATTGTTCCAGAAGTAATATTCCCTGCATTAATATCAGATAATTGAGATCCATCACCATAATAAGTGATAATGCCATCATATGCAGTAATAATACCGGAGGAAATATTAACAAAATTAGTTGTTCCAATACCAACAGATGCTAATCCAGCAATTCTAATTTCATCTTCAATATAAACTTTTCCTCTAACGTCTAACTTTTCTCTAGGAGTTGTAGATCCAATACCAACTCTATTCGTATTAAAGTCAAAATTAAATTCATTAGATCCCCCAATAACACCAATAGCATTATGGAATTGAATATTTTTTGGAGATCCTCCAGCAGTAGAAACACCTACAGCAGGAACACCACTCCATGTCCATCCACCAGCACCATCTGCAACAGGAACTTGAGAAACTGCACCAGAATTATTACCAACATCATATAATCCACCACGAATTCTTGCATCCCCATCAACATCAAGTTTTGCTGTTGGTAAAGTCATACCAATACCAACATTATCATTCAAGTTGAAAATATTTCCAACATCATCACCTTGCCAATATAAATTGATTGATCTTGAGGCAATTCTACTAGTGCTAAAAGCAACTACTTCTAATCTATCTGTTGATGCTGCTCCAACATTTAAAACAATTGTTGTTCCACTTGTTCCAACATAATCATTACTCGATAATTTAACACCATTTAAGAAAACATCTACTAATCCAGGAGCATAAGTAACATTAAAAGTTGTCTGACCAGCACCAGCAGAGAATTCAGTTACTTGACGAAGATCTTCATTGACAAACCAATCAACGTTTCCATTTCCATCAGACTGTAAGAAAGAATTAGATACTCCATCATATTCTGGGAAAGTATATGGATCTGTAGAAAGACCAACAGTAAGATATGTTGTTGTAGTATATCCTGTAATATTTAAATTACCATCAATAGCAACATCACCTACAACATCCAGAGTTGCTTCTGGATTTGTAGTTCCGATACCTATTTGATTTTCTGCTGATTGCAAATAAAATGTTTCATTATCAAAATTAATATCTCCACCAGTAACATTTAATCCTGCTTGCATCTCTACAGGATTATTCAAGAAAGTTGCAAATCCTGTTACATATAAATTAGTAACAGCAACTCCAGCAAATGTTCCTTGTTCAGATGTTACTTCTTCTTGTATGTTTTGACCACCAACATCTAATGCTCCAGTGATATTAACATTTCCACGAATATCTATAATATATCCAGAAGTAGTATCAAAAGCAGTAGTTCCAATACCTATTGCCGATCCATCAGAAGGAAGAACAATATCAATATCTTGATTAAAAGAAGTATCTCCACTAAAAGTAGAAAAACCACTAAAAGTAGAAACTCCACTTACAATTAAATTGTTAGTAGTAGTAATTCCAGATACACCAAGAGTTGTTATCGTTGCAACACCAGATACATTTAAATCATCAAGTTCCGTTTGACCATTAACATCTAGTTTTCCTACTGGTGTTAAACTTCCAATTCCAGTATTTCCATTAGAATCAACTACAAATTCAGATCCAACTTGAAGTTGTTGTGTCGGGTTTGTAGTTCCCAATCCAACATTATTAAAAAATACTGATGATCCACCAATTTGTGCTTGGTTTCCCATAGTATCATCATTATCAGATTCATAATAAAGTAATGCAGGGGTATTTTCAGTTACTACGATTTCAGTATAAGCACCACTATTTCCAGGTGTTCCAGTAACTGTAACATCCGTAGAATACTCTATACTTCTAGCAGAATCTGTATAGAATCTTAGAGTATGATTAGTATTTGAAGGATCCTCCTGAATAAATCTATAAGTTTTGCCAGAAACAAAAGTTAAATAAGGAGATTCTTTTCCATTTATAAAGTATGTAATTGGTGACCCCACACCATCAAATCTATTTTCACTTGTTTTTGTGTCAGTAATTACTGCAAATTCAATACGAGGATTTTCATGAAGTTCTGCAAAGTAACTTCCAACATATCTTTGAGTATTTGCGAATCCAACTAATCCAACAAAAGTAGATACACCAGATACATTTAAGTTGTCAAGTTCAGTATGACCATCAACGTCTAAATTTCCATTAGCGTCAATATCGCCAGTGAATGTAGAGGCAGCAGATACATTTAAAGTGTCTAATTCAGTATGCCCAAATACATCTAGTTCAGCATTTGGATTTGTAGTTCCAATACCAACATCAGAATTAGATGTAACTACAAAAAGTTCACCTACTTGAAATCGTTGTTTTGGATTTGCTGTCGCAATACCTAAATTAGCATCAACAAAAACAGTATCGCCAAAAGTAGATACGCCAGATACATTTAAGTTATCAAGTTCAGTATGACCAACTACATCAAGAGTTCCTACTGGATTTGTAGTTCCAATTCCAACCGTAGTTAATGTTGATAATCCAGTTATATTAAGTTGTTGCGATTCTAAAGTTCCGTATACAGTTGCACCAAAACTTGTAGTCGAAACTTTTTCAACATTATTATAGTATAAAGTAACACCAGCACCAGAATTTGCAGTAAGCAAATAATCTGTAGATGCCAAACCAATTAATTGAATTGGATCTCCATAAATTGATACCGTGGAGATTCCGTAAATATTCTGATTTACATAAACGTCATTGAAGAATGAAGATATTCCAGAAAAAGTGGAAAGACCAGATACATTTAAATCATCAAGTTCCGTTTGACCATTGACATCTAAAACCGCCGTTGGATTTGTAGTTCCGATTCCAACCGTAGTTAATGATGATATTCCACTTATATTTAAATTAGTTGTCTGTAAAGTATCATAAACAGTTACTCCATATCCAGTGGTTTCAAACTTTCTAGAATTCCTATAGTAAAGGTAAGAACCATTTGTATAACCAAATCCAGCTATAGTAGAAGAAGCAGAACCAATTATTAAATCGTAAGGATTGCTTTCACTTATCTGAATATAATTTTCAGATCCACCATGAAATATTGCTAACTCATTAGAATCGCCAAAATAAATTCCAGCACTATCTGGATAATAACTAAATGAATTATGATAAACTGAACTTTGAAAAGTAGATAATCCAGTAAAAGTTGATAGCCCACCAACAGATAGAGACCCAAGATTTGCTGACGAATCTACTGATAAATCAATAGATGTTAAAATTCCAGAAATTTCAGCATTTCCGCGAATATCTAACGCTGCTTTTGGGTCAAAGATTGTTTGACCAATTCCTACTAAACCGACAACTTCTAATACCTTTTCACTGCCAGTTTCGCCAACAATACCAATTTTTTGCTGCTGCTGTCTGCCGCTAAGGAATCTAATTGGAGCTACCATTTCTTATATTAGAGATTAGAGGTTTCTAGAATACTTGTCAAAAACTTGAGTTCACCAGCAAAATTATCACCAACAATTGTTAACACATCTCCTGTTTCAACAACTAATTTTCCAGGAAGAAGATTAGCAGTATCACTAGATGGTATTGCTAAATTTTTTACAATTTCAGTGTCTACTCCATCACGACGATGACCAAAACTAATACTACTGGTAGATCCACCAGTATTAGTTACTTGTGCCAAAAGAACTACTCCAGTATATCCTACTGGTGCAGTATAAATTCCGACTGTACTTGTTCCCACAACAGACGTAACTGTCTGGAATACGTTAACTGCTGCTGCTGCAATTGCCATTATTCATTACCTCCTAATGCTAGAATAAATGGGGTTACCTGTGTAAATAAACTCTTCACATAATCAGCACCGGAAATAGATCCTGTTTGCTGATCAATTACAACTCCATCACCAATTCTAAAGTTACCTGCTTGATCTGTGCTTGTATATGCAATATCACCACCGTCAAGTTTAATTACTTCATTTTCTTGAATTGTAACTCCACCTCTAGATGGATATGCAGTTTCAATAGTATTTCCAGCACCAATATATTGGAAAGAATGAGAGCTTACAATCTGGAAACTCTGTCGAGAAAAATATGCCGTTGTTCCTGCACTTACTTCATTATTTAGAGTCTGAACTAAAGTGACTGTAGTGATACCAGATGATGGTAAAGTAGCAGAATCAATAGCATAATAAATTGGTTGAACTCTAGCAGAAAGAGATGCTGGAGTAGAGGGGCTTCCACCACTTACAAAGACATTTGGCGTTCCAATATATTGAGATCCTGCAGCAAGAATCGTAATTCCATTAACAGAACCAGAAGCATCTATTGTTGCAGTTGCTTGAGCCTGAATTGCAATTCCAGGACCAGTAGGAGCATCAATAGTTATAGTTGGTGGAGTGCTATATCCAGAACCTGGATCATCAATGACAATTTCACTAACAACATTATAAATTTGATCAAAATAAACTGCTTGACCTTGATATGGGCGATTATCACCAACACCAGTTAAAACAACTTCAGCAGTGCTAACAGGCGCCGTTATAGTTGCTTCAGCAGTATAACGATCAGAGCACTTACTTGTTTGATCACCAACTCCTTGAGAAACTAATCCTCTTACTCCAAAAGAAGAGTTTGAGTTTGTTAAATCGCATTGACCACCTTGACCAGAATAAATTGCAGTATCATCACAAATAGTGAAAATAGAAACCAACTGACAATAAGCACCATTGGTAACTGATACTCCAATTCCACCCTGATTAAATTGAGTATATGAATCAACGTTATAAGAACCTTGAACACCTATATTATTGATTAAATCTCCTTCATCAGCATTGAACCCATCAACTTTAGATCCAATACTCTTTGGAATAAAGTTGGTGCAGTTACGAACATACGGACCCTTGGTAATTACTCCAACACCAGATCCAAATGGAGGGTATATTTTTCCTCCACTTACATAAGTATGAACAATTGTGCTAACACCAACATTTACAACAACTTGATCAGTTGATGATTCTATTACTTTAAATTTATAACCATTATTTCCTGAAGGGAATAGTGTAGAAGTAACTCCAACATATATTGGATCACAGGAAAACTCAAGATCTCTTAATTCTATAAACTGCCCAATTTTTGCACTTAAACCAGTAGCAGTAATTGTAGCAATTCCACTAGCATTATCATAAGTAGCTGAAGATACATCTAACGATCTATCAATAATAAATCCACCACTTACATAAGTATGATCTAGAGTAGACATTCCTACTTGAACAGCAAGTGTTCCATCGGCATTAATTCTTTCAATTGAAAATTCATATCCATAAGCGCCTGATGGGAACAATCCTGTGGTTGTTCCAATTCCAGATCCAGAGTCACAAGAGAACACTAAATCTCTTAATTCAATTCTATCACCAGATCTATAATCAGAAGCATTTGATAACGATAAATCAACAATTCCTGTTAATTTATTATATGTTGCTCCAGTAATCTCGTCTTTATTTGAAGTTCCAGATCCAGAATTTCCAGGGTATGTTGTAGTAAATCCTGTTGTCGCAGGTAATCCATCCACACCATTTTGTATAATTCCTGTAACAATACCGACACAGGTATAAATTGCAGATACGACGTTTCTACAACCATTAACTCCATTATTAAATCCAGTCAAGTAATCTGGTTGAATTGATAAATCCTTTACTTGTGTATATGTTGTTTGATAATTTTGCTTTAAAGTTGCTGTTCCACCACTTACATAAGTGTGATCTATCGTTGATACACCAACAATTACTTCAAAACTATTAGCAGGTAAACTTAAAACTGAATGTACCGGGAAAGTATCGCCAAATGTTCCATCAGGAAATATTGTGGTCGTAATACCAGATCCTCCAGGACAAGTAAATTCTAACCCTTCTAATTCTATTGCATTTCCTTTTAGAAAACCATTTTCACCATCAGTAGTTACAGTTAATATACCAGTTGTCTTATCATATTGTGCCAATGAAATATTAACAGAATCATTACTTCCTTTCGAAGATGCCCAAGTAGCATTGTTAATAATTGATCTAACAATTTGTCTAGAATGCATAAATGCATCAATTGTTGTTGCACCAAAACCAACAATGTGATCTAAATTACCATTTATATCAAAATATGATTTTCCTGCACCAATACATTTAGAATTTCCACCTCTAGTAATATCATGACATATTGCTCGATAAACATCCTTAATATCATCAGCACAATTTGTAGAATCAATATTAATTGCAGGATTTTTATAATCCGTGCTTGTAATATATCCTACAGTCTCTTGAGCAATAAAATCTAGATTTTCTCGTATTAATCTAGCAGCATCAAAAAATCTATCAGTCGAAACTCCAGCAAGTGGTCTATATGATACTACAGCAGCTCCATCACTAGCTTCTCCACCAACAAAACTTATGTCAGTTACATGACATCCTTCACCGACATAAAATAAATCTTGGTTAAGATATCTAGGAGTAACTAAACAACGGCGAAGTTCTGCTCCCTCAACAGAAACATTATCAGGCAAATAAATTGGATTATTTTCTACATAAGTTCCAGGATAAACCTTAATCGTATCACCAGGTAATGCAATTGTTGATGCAGATTTTATGGATGCTTTTGCATCAGCATCACTCAATCCAGTATTACCATCATCACCATTTGAGGTTACATATATTGTCTTGCCTACATTATTTCCACCGCCAACTTCAATAATTCTAGTTCCAACACCAACACTTCCTTGATCTTGTTTAAAAAACAGTTTACCATCATAGAAGTTTACAGCTAACTCGCCTAGCTGGAGTTGATCTACAGTTGGTTTTTTTCCAGGTACGGCTGACCTTTTTATCCGAATCGGAGTTGCCATTTATTATAATCGGTATTTACCAGAAACAACAGTATATACTGCCTTTGATTTATTTATAAAACATCAACTGGCATTATTTCTTCTTTTACGATACATATAGAGATTTGTTGGTGGATCTGGTTTCATCCATTCTTTTATTTTCTCATACCTTTCAATGCTAAAAAACTCCTGAGAAAAATACCATTCTTCCCAAGGAGTATGACCTTTATCCTGATTACAATCGTGACAAGCACATACAACATTTCGAGTAAAATCAGTTCCACCTTTTGATCTTGGAACTACATGATCAATAGTAAGTTGTTCATTATCTCCACAATAGGCGCATTGATTATCCCACTTATCTTTTATCTTTCGTCTCCACATTCGCTTTGCCTCTCCTGGACTTGTTGTATCTAAGTTGAAGAGGTAGTGCTGAGGTGAATGTGGAATTTGCATAAAATCTTGCGACTTGCAACTATTTAGATCATATTATTATACTTTCGTAACAACTACCTGACCATCAATATTCCAATCCGTAGTATATTGAGAACTTGAAGTGCTAGATGCTGCTGGAGTTATATAAGATCCACCAGCACCACCTTTCGCTAAGGAACCGCAAGTGCATGAAGGAAGACCGCCTCCGGCGCCACCACTATATCCGCCACCACCTCCACCACTAAATTGCCCACTAGCTCCACCACCACCAAAACCACCATTTCTATTATTAGTTCCACCATTAGCGCCATTTGTAAAAGAAGCTCCACCATTGCCACCTGCATTACCACCATTTCCACTATATCCTCCTCCTCCACCACCACCAGCAACACATCCATATGTACCAGAGTTTGCTCCGGTACCACCACCACCACTAGTTCCCCCAGGAACAGTATTTGAACCAGGAGCAGTAGAACCATTTTCACTGTTTTGTGCATCAGCGAGGGTAGAGTTGTATGTTGCACCTCCTGCACCACCTCCAGCTACAAATAAAACAGTTGTTCCAGTAACAACAAAGGTTCCACCACCTCCACCACCGCTAGACCCAGAACAATTTGAAGTTCCATTACTATCATCTCCTTGTTGACCCACAGCAATTTTGATGACATCATTTTTCAATAAACTAACTGTTCCTGATACTACGCGAGGGTATCCTCCTCTATTATTAGCATTGCCGGTTGTATATCCTCTACCACCACCAGCACCTCTTACAGAAAATGTATAATCAGCAGTTTCTGGAACAGTCCACTCCTGAATTCCTTGAGTTGTCATATTGAAATATGCAGTATTAGAAGCCCAAGTTGTAGAACTATATGCAGATGTACAATTAGCTAAAGTAGGACCAGTTCTACCAGTAGCAGAGCAATTGGTAAATGTATGACTAGTAAAACTATATAATGGAGGATCTAAACTTGGAGCAGTTAAAGTAGCTTCAGGGTATCTATTTTTTGTTGCTACGTAATTCGTATAAACTTCATTCGCATCTAATGCTCGATTATAAACAGCAAACTGAGATACATATCCTGCAGTATATCTTGGTGATGCAATTAAACTTGTTGGCGATGTTGCCATCATCGTAAAATGCAAAATATTCGTGCTAGGAGATGTTCTACCGTAAGATTGTTCACCATAAAGAATTCCATTAATATATGCTCGGCATGTTGTATCATCATGCGTTAATACAAGATTGTACCATTGATTGAATTGCTGAGCAGTAGAACTTATTGTTTGCCAAGTAGCTCCAGATCCCCAAGTTCTAAACTTAAATGTTCCGTCAGTTTCTAATCCAATCCAAGTATCATACCAAGAACCAGTTAAAGCAGGATATTGACCTCTTTCAGCAACAATATCTCCACTTGTAGTTGGATACACCCAAATTGATACTGTTACAGCATCAGTTGGAAATTGACTATCAATATTTGTAGTGTTTGACCACGCATAATCATTTGAACCATCAAAAATTAAATATCCTCCGTTATTAGTGCTATAAGTAGGACCGTTTACTAAACTACCATTAAAACTATTAACAGCATCATTCCAAGTTGTTCCAGATCCAGAGTATGAATCTGTCGCACCCGCATCAAGATTAAGGATTAATCCACTAGAAATTAAACCATTTGCGGCAATGTAATTTCTACCTCCTTCCGTTCCTGTTGCCCACCATTTTGCTGGCCCAAATGCTTGTCCCATTAGATTCCATACCTCCCTCGCATTACGTTAAAATTGTGCGTTATTTCTGTTGCAGATAATTCTCTATTATATAAATGCAAAACACCTATTCTTCCCCTATGATAATTACTACCACCTGAAAATCCAATATATTTTGCTCCATTAGGAGTTCCTATTGTTTGTGTTAAACCAGTTCCACTGTGCCACAAAGTTCCATCCAAATAAATTTTCATCTGACCAGTTGAGGCATTTTTGGTAAATACCCAATTATGCCATCCTTGATATTCTGATGAAGAAACATTTTTAGATATTCTATTATAAGTGCTAGAACCATTTCCCGCATCAAAATAAACATTACTATCACTCCAAGGCAAATGAACATTAAGAACTCTAATGCCAGAAGAACTCTCTAGATAAATAATGGAACTCTGTCTCAAATCAACTCCATAATTCCATGCAGAAAAAGTAAGTTCAACTCCAACTATGTCAGGGTCTGATGATAAAGTAATAAAATTGTTACTTCCATTAAAATCAAAATAATTTGCTATCTTTGTTTCAGTTGGAGTTCCAGATTGAATATAGGAACTATATCCATTAATAGAATTATCACTAAAAGGAGCTGCTTGACCAATCAAAAATGTAGTATATGCATCTGCTTCAAGAGGACCTTGTGGCGGTGTAAATCCAGAAGCAGTATATCTAGCAATACCTCTAGACATTCTAAGATTACTCACCAATCCAATATGCCAAAACGCACTGGGATTAAGAAAATTACCAAGACTTACATCACCACCAGCAGTTGTATAATTCGTAGAATCTGTAACAGTAGTTCCTTGCTGTGTTCCGTTATAAAATAATTTTAAATTAGTTCCTTCTCTAGTGAATGCAACATGTGTCCATACATTATTAGAAGGACCAGATACATTAAAATTATATGAACTGTTTTGCCATGAAGTTTTTCCATTACCAAGTTCAATATTCCATACGGAAGTAGACATAAATCTACTGTAGAAATTATTATGTTGATTATAAATCCAAAACTCTACAGTAAAATCTTCTGTTCCAAATGCTGCAGCATATGACGCATCAGTATAATTTATGGAAGAAGAACCATTTAATCCAATGTAATTTGTAGTATGAGCACCAACAAATGTTGCTCCATTTATAGTTCCATCATTACCACCACCAACATCTGACCAAATAGATCCAGTTCCACCATAAGATTTTGGTGATTCTGCATCAAAACAAGCTACTATTCCATCACCAAATATTGCGTTATTATAAAAAGTCGCCATTAACCTTTATATTTTTCTTTATTTATCTAATGCTAAGGTCAATCCAATATTCTTCCAATCATTATCAAAAATTTCCAAACCCTTATCAGTCAGAATGTGATCATACATTTGATCAAAGATTTTTGGCGGCATTGTAACAGTAGATGCACCATTATACCAAGACCTTACTGCTCTCTGAACACTACGAATCGAAGCAGCAAGAACTTCTGTCGGAGCACCCTGAATACGATAAAGTTCTGAGATAGAACGAACTACCTCAAGACCAGCAACAGACTGATCATCAAGTCTTCCGACAAAAGGAGACACATACTTTGCTCCTGCTCTAGTGGCAAGAACTGCCTGAGCGGTACAGAAAATAAGAGTTACATTAACATTAATACCAGCATCACTCAATCTCTTACATGCTCCAATTCCTTGTCTTGTGCAAGGAACTTTCACAGTCGTGCATAAACCAAACTTTTCAAAAAGTCTCATCCCCTCTTCTTCCATTTGTTGTTGAGTTCCAACAACCTCCATACTGATATCTCGAATGCCAATCTCTTTGATCTCTTCATATACATCATCAGGTTTTCTACCACTCTTCATAATCAAAGAAGGATTTGTTGTCACGCCATCAATAAGTCCAGTTTGATAGTAGTGACGAATCTCACGAGTATCAGCAGTATCCAGAAAAATTTTCATGTTGTTTGAATATCTCTCTTATATATCTCTACAATAATAACACGATCAGCACAGGAAGTGCAATTGTTGCCATTCCAATAAAATACCCCGCCATCGTTGTGATGACGGGGCGAATACTACCAGGATTCATTTACTCTCCGTATTTTCAGTATTTAGTTTGTAAGCATTCCAAGTAACATAATACCAAAACAGAATATTGTAAAGATCATAATACCTATGCCAGCAACATAGACCCACTTTGGTATTGGTTCTGGATCATTGTGCATTGTTTTCTTTCACAACATGTTCCCAAGCCTTTAAGAATTTATTATCCCAGTTATTACAATAAGGAGAATAGAAAGCATTCAGTGCAGCAGTGGTATCAACAATGCGTTGTGTGTCGTTAGTATCTACTGCTTCTTGTAGTTGGTCAAGAAGAAATGAGAATGTAGTAATTTGACTGAATGCTTCTTCAAGATCATTCATTACCTGCCATGTTTTGTCAGTCATTGTTCTCCAATGCTTCCTTGAGTGCTTCAGTTACAGTCTCTTTGAATGAAGAACGAGGAATGAAACATTCATCATCGTCAGTCTTATACTCTGGATACTTGTCTTTGAATGTATACTCTACATCATACAGAAGAGACTGTGTGATGTCATTGATAGTTTCAAGTGTTTGTCCTTGGAGTTGATCCCAGTTGTATCCAGGAAACATATCATCCTTCACACGATCCAGCAATGCTTTCTTACAATGCCAACGTGAATCAAACAGCATAGTGAATACTTCCCAATCTTCTTGGGATTTGAAATTAGGAATTGTCATTTGTTACAATCGGGATGAGGTTGAGGTAGTGTGGTACAAATGCGTTGAATACATTGCATTTGTCGATTATTGTCGGATTTATAGACTATCTTCATCATGGCAATGATACCAAAGACGAGGATAAGATAAAATAAAGGATTTCGTGTCATTTCAGTCATACTTCCCAAGCATAAGATTTGAGTAGTTCGATGTCCTTTTCCAACTGCTCTATTCTATCACATAACTCAGTGATAAGTTCAAACTTTGCTTGCCAACGATCATCAAATAGATTGAGAAACTCTTGGTAGTCTTCTTGGTTTTTGAAATTAGGGATTGTCATTGATGCTACCCTCATAAGAGTAATTGACATACAGATTGTCACCACCGATATTCATGTGGTACATCTTACCATCATTCATGTAGATGCCCAACCACACAGCACGTCCTTCTTCCATTGTTTCGAAGTGGACCATGCGTACATCTTCCAGCACAATCTCATCAGGGTTCTTCACAAATTCAGTCATTGTTGAAACATCCATCAACTACATTTTGAGTGTTTTTAATAATTTGATCAATCTCCTCTTCGTCTTTTTTCCATTGCTCAAACTTACTACGGAGATCTTCATCCATAGTTAGTTCATACTCAGCGCATACCTTGCGCTGATCTTCCTCACGTACACAATCATTGAAGACAAGAGACATAGCACCACTACGAATATTTTCGGGAGACATGCCGACACACAACAAGAACTTCTCAAATAGTTTGAAGTATTGTCGGCAGTTTAGATCATTAGCAGGTGCAGTGATCAGATAATGCTCTTCAGGGAGCATGTCATCATCACCAAGATGGGAAGCAAACCCACGATTATAATCATGAGTGTAGGTAGCATCAAACTTGAGTTGAACGGTTGCTTCGTAAGTCATGCGTTTGTTTCGTATGAGGTTATTATACAATAAAAAACCGCCCCTGTGAAGAGGCGGTGGACACTTTGGGAAGTGGTTTAGAGTGCATTTCCTCTTGGAAGAACCTCCTCAGGAAATACAAAGTTTTCATGTGGTTGATCCACTGGTGCCATCCAGGCACGAAGTCCTTCGTTGAGCAAGATATTTTTTGTATAAAAAGTTTCAAATTCAGGATCCTCTGCTGCTCTTAGTTCTTGTGATACGAAGTCGTAGGCACGAAGATTGAGAGCAAGACCAATAATACCAATGGAAGAGGTCCAAAGACCCATAACTGGAACGAAAAGCATAAAAAAGTGCAACCAACGTTTATTGCTGAAAGCAATACCAAAGATCTGAGACCAGAAACGATTGGCGGTAACCATTGAATAAGTCTCTTCTTCTTGGGTCGGTTCAAATGCCTTGAAAGTATTTGAACCTTCACCATCTTCGAATAGTGTATTCTCCACTGTTGCTCCATGAATAGCACAGAGAAGTGCTCCACCCAGGATACCAGCAACTCCCATCATATGAAAGGGGTTGAGCGTCCAGTTATGGAACCCTTGGAGAAATAGGAGGAATCTAAAAATCGCCGCAACGCCAAACGACGGCGCAAAGAACCAACTGGACTGTCCGAGAGGATACATGAGAAAGACAGACACAAAGACAGCGATAGGACCAGAAAACGCAATAGCATTGTAGGGACGAATACCGACTAGACGTGCAATTTCAAACTGACGAAGCATAAATCCAATCAGACCAAATGCTCCGTGGAGTGCTACAAAAGCCCAGAGTCCACCCAACTGACACCAGCGGATGAAGTCGCCCTGAGCCTCAGGACCCCAGAGAAGAAGAAGAGAATGACCCAGAGAATCTGCTGGAGTAGAAACTGCTGCTGTAAGAAAATTCGCACCTTCAAGATAGGAAGATGCAAGCCCGTGAGTGTACCAACTCGTAACGAAAGTTGTTCCAGTAAGCCAGCCACCAAGAGCAAGATAAGCACAGGGAAAAAGAAGAAGTCCAGACCATCCAACAAATACGAAACGATCACGCTTAAGCCAGTCGTCCAAGACATCGAACCATCCCCTCTGTTGAATAGGTTGTGAAAGTGTTGATGAAACCATTTTAATTTACCTTAGTTTTTTAAAAATGTTTGGAAATGTTATATACCTTTCCAAAATTTGATAATAGTTTGCTTGTGAATTTAACATATTTATTTTACATTACTTTACAATTTATATCAATGAGAAATTCTACTCATAAAAAAAGAGACCCGAAGGTCTCTTTTGAAGAATATTCAGTTTTCAGGAAACTTTATGAAACTACCTTTAACGATTGAAATTATTTTTTTAGTTTCATCAAAATTTTTATTTTTACTTTTTAAATAATCAATATATCCATACCCACTTTTAAGATAATCATTTAATTCATCGAGTTGTTTTTTATCTTCATTTTTAATATAAAATTTTTTTCCAATTTTTATTCTATCAATTTCGGCAACACGGCACCAATTTGACATTGTTGATGGTCCACATTTATATTCTGACATCAATTCTTTAGTATAAATAAGACCCTCAATCAAAACATTATTATTACTAGTATGATTACTTAAAGCTCTAGGAACTTTATTTTGGTTTATACAATAAACATTATTTAAATATTTTTCAATTAAAGAGTTCTCACAAAAAATCATTTCACTCTCATCAAAAAATTCTTTAATAATAACTTTATTTGGATTAAAATAATTTTTATTTTTATATGATCCAAAATAACTTACATCTTCTTCCGGTTTACATTCACAAATTCTAGATCCAATATAAAAATAACCATCATCAAAAAATGTCACATAGACATAATAATTTTTAATTTTATTGTATCGTGCAGAAATATTTTTAACTTCAGAAAAAATTTCATTAATAATATTAACTGGATTGTTTTGAATCATAAGTTATTAGGGTTCTTTCAAGTATTCTATCATACTTTGGAGGATTTGGGTATTGTCTCCTACAAGACCTAATGCGGTGTTGCAGTTATGACAGAGTAGTTTTCTAACTTTACCAGTAGTATGACAATGGTCTACACATAACTTTTTCCACTTACCATTACCTTCATTATCACAAATAGCACATCGTCCATTTTGCTCTTCATACATTTTTGTATGTTCTTCAAGAGTTATACCATAGTTTCTTTTTAGATCATTATTTCTTGTGCGTTCTGGGTTTACTTGATGTCTTGCCTTTACTCTTGCTTTATCACATTCTTTACAGGCAGAATGTCTTCTACCAGTTTTCTTATCCCGAAAATAAAATTCAAGAATACTTTTTTCTTCTCCACAAGTCATACAAGTTCTATAGAGATCAGAATACAATTTAGTCATTTTCGTGCTTTCTTTCGTGTATAACTATTTATACATTATACCATAAAAAAAGGAACCCGAAGGTTCCTTTTCTGTTTATTCAGTTTTTAGTTTTCTCAACCAATGGTAGGAGCAGTAAGTGCTACGGGAGTAGATTCTGCTGCTGCGAGGTCAAGAGGGAAGTTGTGAGCATTCCTTGTGTTTTAACCTTTGTCGCCAAAGGGAGCGGACTATATCATCA